GGAGAATAAAGATGCCGCTAAATTTAGCATCTCCTGGAATTGTAGTAAGGGAAGTTGACTTAACCTCTGGTAGAGTTCAACCAGCTTCTAATAAAATAGGAGCAATTGTTGCACCATTCACAAAAGGACCTGTAGATTCGCCAACCTTAGTAGAGAACGAAAATGATCTGCTGAATAATTTTGGCGAACCTTATTCCACAGATAAGCACTATGAAAGTTGGATGGTTGCTTCATCCTATCTTTCTTATGGTGGTTCACTGCAAGTTGTAAGAGCAGATGACACTAACACCAAAAATGCTTTTGTTGGTACTGCAAGTAGTGTAAAGATTAAAAGTTTAGATAATTATGAAGAACTTGGATATGATGAAAACACGATTATTGGAGTTACTGTTGCCGCAAGAAATCCTGGTTCTTGGGCAAACGGAATTAAAGTAGCAATCATTGATGCTAAGGCAGACCAAATTTTAAGTGGTGTCTCAACTGCAGGAATTAGCACCACTATTCAAGTTGGATATGGTGTAACAATATCTCTTGCTGGAAAAGTAGATTCTAGTTCTGGAACTTCAGTATCTCTGGATGATTCTTATCTAAAAGGAATTATCACACAAACTACTGATAGTCAAATTTATGTTAAGATTTTAAGTAGAGTATCTGCAGCAGGAACAGAAACTGTTGTTGATTATCAGCAAGATGGAACTTATTGTTTCCCAGAAACTGGTTCTTTTACATTAATGAGAAGTGGAGATGGTGTTTCTCTAGGAACTACATCTTATTCTGGAGAGGTTGACTGGTTTAGTCAGCAATACATTACCCTGACTAATTCTAATATTCAGTGGAACAATATTGCCGGTGCTCCCGGAACTTCGGCATTTGCAGAACCAAGAGGATCCAGATTTGATGAAGTTCACGTTGTAGTTATTGACGATTTAGGAACAATTACTGGTAATGCCGGAACAATTCTTGAGAAACACTTAGGTCTTTCTAAAGCAACTGATGCTGAGTTTTCTGCCGGAAGTACTTCTTATTGGAGAAAGTATATTGCCTCAGATTCTGCAAACATCTTTGCTGGTGGAGCTCCTGCCGGACTTACTACAACGGGATATGATGCAGGTCAGTTTGATTTAACAACCGATAATGGATGGGACCAACCAGCAGAAAATGTAATCTTTGGCGCAGCAGGTGCTAATACTTACACCTTAGCAGGTGGTCTTAACTATGACGGTTTATCAAATCTTAATAATGCAGGAGCTCTTACGGCAACTCTTGCAGAATTGGAAGATGGGTATGATTTATTTGAAAATACTGAGGATATCAAAGTAGATTTCCTATTAATGGGATCTGCGGGATATGCAAAAGAGACAGCGCAAGAACTGGCAAACAAACTCATATCGGTTGCCGAATTGAGAAAAGATGCCGTTGCGTTCATTACACCATATAGAGGAGCAGCTCTTTCTGACAATCCCGAAGAAGGGGGAGTTACGGTTAGATCTCCAGAAGATATTACTCGCAATGTGATTAGTTTCTTTTCTCCAATTGCATCTTCATCTTATGCAGTATTTGATTCTGGTTATAAGTATATGTACGATAGATTTGCAAATACTTACAGATATGCTCCTTTAAATGGTGATATTGCTGGTCTTTGTGCTCGTACCGATACTAATTACTTCCCCTGGTATTCTCCTGCTGGTACGGCAAGAGGCGCTATTCTAAATGCGGTTAAACTTGCATACACTCCAAGTAAGTCACAAAGAGATCGTCTCTATACAAATAGAATTAATCCAATAATTTTCTCACCGGGATCGGGTATTATTCTGTTCGGTGATAAGACTGGATTGGGAAGAACATCCGCATTTGATAGAATTAACGTTCGTAGACTCTTCATTTATATTGAGGATGCTATTTCTCGTGCCGCTAAAGATGTGCTATTTGAGTTTAACGATGTAATTACAAGAACCAATTTTGTAAATACAATTGAACCATTCCTACGTGATGTTCAGGCAAAGAGAGGTATCTTTGATTATGTTGTAATTGCTGATGAGACTAATAACACGGCAGCAGTTATTGATGCCAATGAGTTTAGAGCAGACATCTATATTAAACCAGCGAGATCGATTAACTTCATCGGTCTTACCTTTATTGCCACCAAAACTGGTGTTGATTTTGAAGAAGTAATCGGCAACTTTTAATTAACAGAGGTTAAAAACTATGGCAACCAGAAATCAATTAAATCCACCTCCTTTAAGGAAGATTACAGACTTCAAGAGTAAGCTGTCTGGTGGTGGTGCTAGAAGTAACCTCTTTGAGGTTGTTCTTTCCTTCCCAGATGTTGCACCTGCTGATACTAATGTTCTTGACAAATCAAGATTTTTAGTTAAATCTGCAGCACTTCCCGCTTCAACAGTAACTCCATTAGAAGTTGCATTTAGAGGAAGAACTCTAAAATTAGCGGGAGATCGTACTTTTGAAACTTGGACAATTACGGTAATTAATGATACTGATTTTTCCATTCGTTCGGCTTTTGAAAACTGGATGAATAAAATTAATAGAGTTTCTGATAACACAGGTGTAACCGATCCAGCTCTTTATCAGGCAGATGCATTTGTGTATCAATTAGATCGTGATGGATCCACACTGAGAGCATATCATTTCTATGATTTATTCCCAACAAACATCAGCTCAATCACCTTGGCATATGAAACTGATGCTATTCAGAGGTTCACTGTAGAGATGCAGGTTCTTTGGTGGGAAGCAGTCAGGGGTGATTCTCCTGTTGCTGGTGGTGAAGATATTAACTAAATAGAACATATTAAGAGTTTAAGTTTATAAAATGGCGAAACTTTTTGGTTTTTCGATTGAGGATAATGAAAAAAAATCCAAATCAATAGTCTCCCCCGTTCCTCCTAATAATGAGGACGGGGTTGATTATTATATTCAATCTGGATTTTATGGTCAGACTATTGATATTGAGGGTGTTTATAGAACAGAATATGATCTAATTCGTCGTTATCGTGAAATGTCACTTCATCCAGAATGTGATGGTGCAATTGAAGATGTTGTAAAC